CATTTTTTCATCGAGGTGATTATGATCAAACGTGACATTAAAGTTGGTGCAATTTTCGTTCTTCTGTCAATGTTCCCTCTAGGACTAGCTAGTAAAATTCTTGAATTTGACAATTATAAAATGTGGGTATCATTTCTCTGTTTTATTGTTTGGGATCGTCTCAACGCCTTTGGCTGGTTGAAGATCGTGGGAGAAGAAAATGTTAAACCTGACAAACCATAGCTTTATTGAAGATATCGAAAAGCTCTGCCGCACGAAAAATATGGACTACATCGACGCAGTCGTTCATTGGTGCGAAAAGAATAAGCTTGAAGTCGAATATGCAGCTTCAATCATCAAAAAAGATATCGCTATCAAAGAGAAAATCCAGGTAGAAGCTGAGAACCTCAATATCATCAAACGAGGTGCGAGGCTTCCTGTATGAAAACCTACATCCTTCATATTGACAGAGAAAAATCAAAAAAGTACTCGCGCGAGTGTCTCGAAAGCTATCTTAAAGTTGGGATGAATCCAGAAAAAGTGGTAATGTTCGAAGGTCTTTCCGGACTGAATAACTCACAGCTTAGAGAGATGACTGGTTATCATATCCATACCGACATGTACGCTTCTGAATATTGTTCAACTGTCGGCCACATAGCGATATGGAAAGCTATCGTCCAATCAAATGAGATTGGTGTAGTTCTAGAACATGACGCTATCGTCAAGGGCGATTACAGTCGCCTGAAACCGAAAGATGGCGTACTTCTGTTTCTTGGTCCTAGAGTTTTTAACAGGGACGACTATCAACTACCAGCTGGATATTCTGATTTCGAAATTGTAGACGCATCATATCACCATGGTGCTCATGCCTATATGATTACACCAGGCACGGCACAAATGATGCTAGACATTATTGCACACCACAATGAAATTTTTATGCCTATTGATGGTTTGCTTGGGCTGAAAAATAAATTTGTGATGGACATACAAACTGTCGATCCAGCACCAGTAATTGCTGAAATTGGAAACGATCGCGAATCTTTCAATTTTGATAAACCAGACCCATCAAACAGAAACTACACTAGAAAATTTCTAGATTATGTGCCAGATAAAAGTAAACTGCCAGCGACTTTAGACTTCATATTTGAAGAAGATAATTTTTCGCATAACATACCTTTGATTTTAAAATCATTTCTACTGACTAATAAAAACGTCAAAGAAAAGATGTCTATATTAGACATTGATACTAAGGAAGGAAGATCTTCCGTATGGTTCGTCGATAATGTTGCAAGGCATTTTGAAAGTAATGTTGACATAGTAAGCCTGTTTCTTGAATCTGAAAGACAAGAAAAAAGATACTTGTACAATTTGGCTCTTACTGCTAACGTAAATAAAACAAAATCACACAAGGGTCATACCCACGACTTTTTTAAACAGCTGTTTTTAGATGATAAGAAATATGACGTTATATATATCGACGGAAATCCAGAAACTATTATACATGATATGATTATGTGTTTTCATTTGTTGAAAGATGACGGTGTAATTATCGTAAATAATTATAAAACAGAATTTATGAAGTATATCCTAGACAAAATTGAAAAGACTATACCGATTGAACCTATTGTTCAAGATTTGGCAATAGCTTACGTTAAGAAAGGTTGACAGATGGGTTATCGTAGTACAAGAAGAACAGCATGCGTAGAGGTGGATGTTGATTTTGACCTCGATGACTTTGAGGAATCGGACCTAGTTGATTACCTCGAAGAGAAGGGGTATACTATTATGGAAGGTAAGAACGAATCAAAGTTCGAAACCTTCGAGGCTCTTGATAAGCAGATCTGGCAGCTGTATCTGACATACGTCTCATGCAATGGTGCTGGTCATTTGATGGACAAGGAGCTTGGTGACTTTTTCGCAGAGTACTACAACAAAGTCAAGGTATGATGTCAGCCTTCGAATGCTACAAAGAGTATGTGGCTCTCAAAAACCACTTCACCAAACCCACCTACAATTACCACAAATACAACGGAAAGAGCAAGCTCTCTTTCGATTCTTTTGATACGAGAAAAGACAAGCTATACTTTATGAAGGTGGCTAAACACCCCGACCCGAGAAACTATATCTTGTCTAATTTGGTCGAAAATCCAAAATTATGGATAAAAGAAATTGCATTTTCTCTTTCCTCAGAAGAGGTATATAAGAACTGGACCAAGCGTCAACAGTCTCTTATGTACCTCTTCAAAGAAGAATTGTCTAAGTTGAACGAAGAATTTGATTCGAACTTCAAAGCCGAAAACCAAACCCATCCCTATATCGTCAAGCTGTTTATTCGTAAAGAGATCAGCCTTGAAACGCTAGTGATTCTCGTTGACCTAGTCAAGTGTACTGCTTATTGGTCAAAGAGATTTGAGTACGATCCTACAGTGAGTGAGATGTTGATTAAGATTAACAAGTACCGACCGTTCTTGACTTATGATAAAGAAAAGGCAAAAAATATTGTCCTTGACAAATTCAGGTCATAGAGCTATACTAAATAATGTTGGGCGCTCATACAGTCCAATTAACAATACGATCAATATTAACAATACGGAGAATACAAATGGTAGATTTTTCTAAGCTCAAGGCTATGTCTGGTAAGAAGTCCCTCGAATCCCTTACCGCAGAACTCTCAAAACTCAATGGTAATCAGTTTGACAACTCTAAGGATGACCGTTTTTGGTATCCTAACGTTGACAAGGCAGGTAATGGCTACGCTGTTATTCGTTTCCTTCCCGCTCCTGGCGAGGAAGATGTTCCTTTCGTTCGTACGTTTTCTCATGGTTTCAAGGGCACAACTGGCTCTTGGTTGATTGAGAATTGCCCTACTACGAAGGGTCATAAGTGCCCTGTGTGTGAACAGAATACCGAGCTTTGGAACAGCGGTATCGAATCAGATAAGAAGATCGCTTCTGAACGTAAGCGCAAGCTTTCTTTCGTGAGTAACATCTATGTTATCACCGACCAGCAGAATCCTGAGAATGAAGGTAATGTGTTCTTGTTTAAGTACGGCAAGAAGATCTTCGATAAGCTCAACGAAGCTATGAATCCTCAGTTTGCCGACGAAGACGCTATGAACCCATTCGATCTTTGGGATGGCGCCAGCTTCAAGCTTAAGATTCGTAACGTTGAAGGCTATCGTAACTATGATAAGTCAGAGTTTGCTAAGCCAGGTCCGTTGGCTGAAGATTCTGAGATGGAAACTATCTGGAAGAAGGCTTACTCACTTCAAGATTTCCTCGACCCTGCTAACTTCAAGCCATATGATGAATTGAAGAGCAAGCTTATCAAGGTTCTTGGTCTCGATAACTCTACGCTTGGAATGACACCTGCGGCTGCACGTGCGACTGCTACTACTGCGGAGAATATTCCTTGGGAGGAAACGCCAATGTTTAAGCAGAAGCCTATGACTTCTGCCAAGCAAATGGATGAAGAAGAAGACGATGAGTCTTTGGAATTTTTCAAGAAGCTAGCTGAGTAAAGATTAAGGGGAGCCGAAGCTCCCCTTTTTTATGAGTGCATTCCGAATAGTTCTTTAAATCTTGTTCTAGCATCTACTGGCTCTAAATTACCAACGTTGTCTGGTCCAAACTTTGGTTCTGCCGAGGGTCTACGTGGAGGTATAGGAGCAGATTGTTGGGTAGCAACGATGCTAGTTTTTGCCGTTCTTTGATCCATAACATCGTTCGAAGAAGCTTTACTTAACGAAGCACCTTTCGAAACACTGGCTTTCTGAATAGCAGCCGCTTCATTAGGCGTAAGAGAAGCAGTTGTACCAGCTGCTGAATTTTGTCCAGGAGTGCCCATACCTGTAGCTTTACCGCCATCCATTTGAGCATGTAGATGATTAAAGTGACCTGCTGATCTCCACATTACACGATAACCAGCTTGTCTCATTTGTTTAGCTACCTGGTCGAACTTCGGACCCCACACAGGATCGTTAGCTTCGATCATACCAGATGGTCCATTAAGATCAATAGCTTTGCCTTCATAATGAGCTGAACCTCTAGCATGTGCACCTTTTTGAACACCACCAAATGCAGGATTTTCTGAAATATTAATACCCATAGACTGAAGAGCTTTACCAGCAGCAACGATATCCCCAGGAGGTATGTTACCTATATCTTTGCCTTCAACCTTAGATGCATCTGCTCCGCTGCTAGCACCACTACCTCCACCTCCAGGAGATGCAGGGGTAGATCCCCCTTGAGATGAAGATGAGCCTCCTCCACCCGCTGGAGCGGCACCAGGAGCTGAAGAAATAGCTGGTCCAGAACCGCCTGAAGGAGCACCAGCTGCAGGTACTGTAACGTTACCCATCGCATCATATTGCGCTTCAGAAGATTTCGATTCAGTTTTAGATGCGTCTGTACCTTCTGCTTTTTCGTATTTTGAAGCTATGTTCATACGATTTTGTCTAGCTTTGCCGTCAGATCTTTCATAAAACTGATCGACTATTGCTGCAGCTTCGGATGCGCTTTTAGCTTGTTTTAATCTAGTACCAGCAATTCTTTCAGATCCTTGAGTCATTTCATGATTAACGAAATCCATTTGCTCTTGGAAAGAAGCTTGTCGTATGTCTTTGTTATATTTCTTTTGGAACTCTGCCTGACGATCTGGATGCCATTGAGCAATACCATAAGCTTTGCCACCATCGCCAACAGCGTTTGTTTTAAAGTTTGATTCTACTTCAAGATTAGCAGTTATACCAATCGCTTGCGCCTTTGTCCAACCTTTACCAGTAAAGTATTCAATTGCTTCTTTGGCAGAACCAGTAGCAGAAACTCCTGGGCCACTGTATGGTGTTGAAGCTCCAGCAGCAGAACCGCCAGCAGCGCTTGATGAAGAAGCAGCAGCGGCTGGACTTGCTCCGCTTGCAGATGCGCTTGGCGCTGATGTTTTTTGTGCGTCTTTAATGTCAGCTGATGCGCCAGGACTTCCTCCAGAAGAAGAAACTTGTTGTGCGTCTTTAATGTCAGCTGATGCAGAAGGACCAGATGCACCTTTACCTATTTGTTTCATAAATTGTTCTAGAACATCTGGGTTTATCTTACTACCAGTCGGGTCCATAGAAACTTGAAGTTTGACTGCCATAAGCTGTTTGGCGTTTAACTCTTCGCCTTTTTTCCAAGGTTCGCCGCCAATACGCATTTCATCTTTTTTCTCAGACATAGTGGTAGAATCACCACCAAACAGTTTACCCCAGTTCTTATAAAGACCGTAAGCTCCACCAATAGCGCCACCTACCGCTCCACCAATAGCTGTACCGACTCCTGGTACAACACTACCGAGCATTGCGCCTGTGCCTGCGCCCGCGAGAGCGTCTCCGGCTATTCCAGCACCAGCACCTAGTTTTTCATGACCCGATTCAGTAAGTTTATCGCTCGCATAATCTAATGCTAACCCACCAGCCAAAGCACCAATTCCGCCTTTAGCTTTCCAAAGCATATTACCTGCGCCTTTAACCAAATTACCAGCTTTACCAAGCATGCTTGTTTTTGGTTGTACTCCTGATGGAGATGCTTTAGGAGCGCCTTTACCTCCTCCTCCACCAAGATGATCTAATACTGCGCCAGCAGCGTCTCCTAGTATACTACCACCAGCGCCACCCTGGCCACCAGCTCCAGTTTTTTGAATTGTTTTAATAAGCTCGTTAAGAAGCATATTAGTGGTAGTTTGCGTTGCAACAATGTTATTCAGTATTTGGTTACTGACAGAAATTTGATTAGCTATAGAGTTATTAGCTTGTCTACTGTCGGTTGATTCTCTAGCAGAGGTTTCAGCGCCTCCTCTGCCTCCGCCACCAGAATTGCTCATAACTTTAGATAAACTTGGGAAAGCTGTATCAAAAGCTTTGTTACCGAGATTTTTAAATGCTTGCTTTGCGCCTTCTTTAATCACATCGCCAGAAGTAGGATTAACAGGACCAATAGAACTTGATTTGTTTTTCGAAACAACATCAGCTTTTAAATTGTCAAAGAAAACATCTCCAGCACCACGTTGCTTTGGCTCTGGTGCAGTAAATGGTTTACCAACATCTTTTGGAGGGGTAGGAGCTTTAGGTGTAGGAGTTAAACCATTACCAGAAGACACTGATGGTGATGTGTCTGGTGTATCGGTTCTTTTCTGTCTAGGAGCTTTAGGTTTTGGTGGTGCAGGTGCTGGCTCTGGTTCAGACTGTTTCTGAAACTCAGGATTTTGAGCAGCATCTAAAGCTCTTATTTTCTCCTGAAGAGCTTTTGGTAGAGCTTCAAAATCTTTATCTGATATTGATCCAGGAGTTTCTTTTTTTGCCATTATTGTTTGCTCGCTACTTTCTCTTGAGTTCTACCATAAGCAGCAACACCAAGGATGGCGCCAAACGCCATATGAATTAATCCACCATTAGATAACGTTAAACTTTGCCAAGCAACATATTGCATCTGCAAACCAGCGCCTTTTAATAGTACTGGAAGAAACATAGCAATTGCAGGAAACGCAACAAAATCCATAAAACAAATAATCATATAGAGCCAACCCATTGCTGGTCTCCACATTGACTTTATCCAATGCTCTTCTGCTTTTGGTTCAGTAGGAGCTTCGGGAACAGAAAACTCTTGCACAGGTGTATCTGCAGGAGGTGGTGTTTGTGGAGCAACAGTCACAACAACTGGCTGCTCAACAACTGGAGGTGGTGGCGGATCTTCCGCTGGAATTGATTTGCCGAACTTAGCCATTTTGTTGTCTCTTTTTTTCTTCTAATTCTTGGAGATAATTTATAAGCATTTCAACATATATGTCACGCTCAAATGGCAAAAGATTCTCAATATCACTTATCGAATATTTATGATGCTGAATCAAAGAAAAATTAGTAGTGTAATAATTCTCTAGGGTGTTATGATTCAGCGCAATGTAAAAAAATCAGATAACGTCGTCAATTCAATTTTTCTATCGTTACCTAATCTGTTCTTATAGTTAATCACATATGTCATTTTTGGTTGATTGACCATAAACTCTCTAATCTTTTCAAACGTTTTCACGTCTAAATTTTCTATATAATCAGCAACTTCTTGAAGCGAATGGTTTCTGATATCGTATACATTTTCTTCATCGTATATCTTTTCGATACAACGAAGAACTAATTGATAAAATACTTCCTCGCCAGACTCTAAAAACTCTTTATCATCATACAAACTAGCTTCTGGATATTTCATAACGATGCCAGATGTTTCAGAAAGAGAAATAATTTTCTCTTGGTTTTCTGGAAACACAACCTCTACTTCGTTTAAGTCAATATCAAACTCATAGTTACTATCGTCTTCGTTATCTTTGTAGGTAACAGATACGATATTGTTTACTGACTGAGATCTAATACGTAGAAACAAATATTCAATATCAAACAAAGCTAACTTTTCAACATCAATCTTATCAATAGCGCAGTTGTTTACTACTTGCTTGATAGCTAGGATCATATCCTTTTCTTGTTCTGATGTTTTTGCCATCAGAAGAATTTTCTCTTCCTTAACAAGGAAAGGACGAAACTTAATTTCTTTTTTGGTAGAAGGTATAGTTAAAGAAAAGATAGGGTAATCAATTTTTGGTAAAGCCATAATATTCTCCAGTTATAATTTATTGGAACATAGTTCCTCGTGGATTAGACGACACTGTTGGTTTTCTTGCGCCATCAAAAGTATTAACAGCAGATGTTCTTGGTGTATCTGGGTTATTGTCCTCGCCAGAAACTCCAACCATGGCCCAATCTCTAAACGACATACTAACAGTTATCTTCATAAGGTTATTGTTATCACTCCAGCCAAGAGATACCTCATTCATTGACTCAGGATAAGCTCTATACATAACAATATCTTTGATCATATTACCGCCGTTATCATATACGTATACGTGTAGGTCAGTAGCATAATCATCTTTATATGCTACTGAATATGAAGCCGAACTATTTGTTTCGGAAACATCGCCAGAAAAATCAAACACGCTATTTAACCAAGTGTAGAAGTACTTGTATATCTCACCATTGCGATCTGATATAAAAGTGATACTGTTTGGTGTGAAATTGACATTGGTTGGCATCTTTTGAGTAGGTCCAACACCGTATCTATTAACGTCGTTTTGAATCAAAGTAATGCCAGGTATTCTAACAGATTCAGCTCTTACTTGCAACAAACCTTCTGTTTGACTCGCAGGTATACCATCAATTGTACTGTTTTGCATAACTGTAGGCGAAGCAAATGCAACAATAAATTTGTTGGTTTGCAGATAACCATAGTCGGATATGTTTGATTTGAAGCTGTTAATATTAAACCCAGCCATTACCTCTAACCTTCTTAATAGAATCGCCGAATACTTGCGATTTGGTTGCTTTCTGAAATCTTTCAGTAGGTAGCATCAAAGCTGTGTCCCAGTTCGGAGGTTCTACGTATAAGAACTGACTTTGAACATGATCCCATAAGTATTTTTTGAGACATGCGGAGAAAGGACCGAATTTGGCAGCACCATTAAGTATGTCATAAGATATTTTCAGTTTGGTCGTATTATCGTATTTATCGTTGTTTGCTGTAGAATATAGAGCATCCATTAAACGAGCTCTGAGATATGTAGGTAGATAATGGAGATTGATACCTAAGAATCCACCTTCTTGAAACCCAATAGGGAATATCAATGGGAATATATCGTAGTAAGGCAAAGTAACTTTATGTTTTGGATCATAGAAAAACATATACATACTACCAATATCACCAGCTGTTATTTTTGGTGTTACGTTTTTCTTATCGTTCATCATTCTGTTTCTGTTGACATTTCGAGAAGTCAACGTAGCTGCTTGGTTTCTATACCAGGTACGAGCTGTAGCTGTTGAGTTAGGTGT